CCTGTACCACCGAGCATCTTGCTGCCCGCATACGGCCTCTAAATGCGAATGTGAGCATATTGCAGAACGAACCCTACGAAGCCTATCAGCAGTTCATTCCGAATCCCGAAGAAGAACCCGACAAACACCTCGTCAAGTTCGGTTGGTTCGGTGGTGCGCAGCATGGCGAGGACATGGAACTGCTCCGTGAGGGGATGCAGAAGTTACGCTGGGACGCAAACTTGGATGGCAAGTACCGCCTCTACCTCGGAGGGTGGAACGACAACAACCCCGTGTACGAGGGCTACGAGAAAATCATAAGCGACCAAGGCAACAACCCGAACTACGGACGCATTCAGGCAGCGGACATCTACTCGTATGTGGGAGGCTACAACTTCGTGAACGTTACCCTTGCACCGCTCCGAGACACCAAGTTCAACAAACTCAAGTCCGAGTTGAAGGTCGTCGAGGCAGGGTGGATGAACAAGGCGATCATCGCAAGCGAAACCATCCCCTACACGGATGTAATCAAGCACGGGGAGAACGGGTTTCTTGTTCCTTACAACAAGCCGAAAGATTGGTATAAGTACATCAAGCAGTTGATCCTTGACCCCGACCTGCGAAAAGGCTTGGCTGACAACCTCACGAGGGACATCAAAAAGCAGTTCAACGTGGCTGAAACCGCCAAGAAGCGGGCCGAACTATACAGGCAGATTGGGCGCAAATTGTGAAATTCGGGGGCATCGCACATTTACAAGCAGATGCTTTACCTGAACCCCAACACGACCAACACCCTGACGGTTACTTGGACCGAGCGAGCCAGTACCGGGGACCGCTACATCTTGCGACTTACAAGCATCGCAAAGAACACCACGACCGATTTCACCCTGCTGAAATCTGCAAACCTTTCCTCCTACACCAACCGCTATGACCAATTTCAGATTGCCGTGGGGTCGATTGAAACAGGCTCGTATCGTTACGAAGTTTACGATACCAATAGCACGGTTTCAGCAGCCCTTGCGGTGGTTGAAACGGGCTTGGCTTTTGTACAAACCGCAACGATAGGCTTCAACACCTACGCAAACACAATTACTTACAACACCTATCTCGCATCCAGCGTGAGGGTATTCGACTCAACCTTTGACCAATCCTTCGCATGAGCGTACAAACACGAAGCCAACTCCAAGCGAGTGCATTAACCATTACCAACGAAACCGCTGCCGGGGCCAACACCGCATCCCGTGTGGGCGGTCTATTCGACGACCTTGCAGACACCGCAACGCTTGACCGGGAACGGGGCTTTGCGAACCTTTACCTCGACACCGACACGGCCTTTACCCCAACGCAAGGGCAACGGGTCAAGTTGACAAGTGCGATGAAATCGGGCGTTTTGTCAACCTACAATTTCACAAGGACCACCACCGCCATCACCTACACAGGTACAACGAGTGCAGCCCTTCGCATCGCTGCGTCCATGGTCCTTGCGCAGCAGGGCAACAACAACCAAATCAAAGTATACATCGCCAAGAACGGAACGACCATCGACCAATCAATGACGGATATCACAATAAGCCACTCAGACGGCCATGCGATTTATACGGAGGCTTACGTTACGGGTGCGGTTAATGATGAGTTTACCATCTACATCAACGCAATCGATAGCGGTGCAAGTATCGCAATTTCAGCCCTTTCATTCACAGTTCACACCCTATGAGCAAGTCAACGCAGCACTTCACCCAATGGTTGGGGATAGAGCATAAGGTCCCCGTGATGCTGGAGAACCGTTCCGGCAAATACATCACCTACGGCTTTGCCAACGAATACCCCTACTACCTGCTTGACAACTATCGCAGGTCAAGCAAGCACAACGCTATCGTCAACGGAAAGGTGAACTACATCATGGGCGGAGGATGGCAGGCAGGGGACAACCTGACCGTAGAGCAAGAGGCCCGGTTCATCAAGTTCTTTGACGGAATGTCAAGCACGGAGGACCTGAACGACATCACGGAGAAACTGGTCTTGGACTTGGAGTTATTCAACGGCTTTGCGGTTGCAGTTACTTGGTCCAAACTTGGGACCATCGCCAAGATGGAACACGTCCCGTTCGAGAAGATCCGGGTGGACAAGGAGGAGAACATGTTTCAGGTGGCCGATTGGTACAACGACGATATGATGCAGTTGTTCCCGAAGGTCGGGGACATCGAGAAGATTCCTGCATTCGACCCGGAGAATCGCCTCGGAAAGCAGTTGTTCTACTATCGTGTGTACGCAGCAGGCGTGAAGCACTATCCTTTGCCGGAATACATCGGGGGGAACGCTTGGATTGAGGCAGACGTACAGGTCGCCAACTTCCACAACAACAACCTCCGCAACAACTTTTGGGGCGGTTACTTGATTAATTTCAACAACGGCATCCCGACCCCCGAAGAACAGGGCGACATTGAGAGGCAGATTAAACGCAAGTTTTCGGGAACCGACAACGCTGGTCGCTTTGTGGTTACCTTCAACGACGATGCAGCCAAGGCCCCGACGCTTGAACCGCTCACTCCGAGCGACATGGATAAGCAGTTCGAGATACTGAACAAAGCAATCCAACAAGAAATCTTTATCGCACACCGTGTAACCAACCCGATGCTATTTGGAGTCAAGACCGAAGGCCAATTGGGTGGACGCAACGAATTGGTCGAGGCTTACGAACTATTCAAGGCGACCTACGTCAACGACCGGGTCCGCAAGGTGGAGCGGATGATCAACTACTTGGGATCCTTCAATGGCGTTGAGGGTATGGAACTGATCCCTGTGGAACCCATCACGGAGCGACTAAGCGAACAAGCCCTGTTGCAGATTATGACCCAAGACGAACTTCGGGAAAAAGCAGGTCTGCAACCCTTGGAGAAACCTGCCGACGTGGTTGGACCTAATCCCCAACCCGACGAGCAACCGCAAGCCGTGGAAGCCTTGCAGAGCAATGACAACATCAAGAAACTATCGGGCCGTGAGTACCAAAACCTGATGCGTATTGTCAGGCAGTACATGCAGGAGAAAATCACGCTGGAGATGGCTCGGACTATGCTATCAGCAGGGTTCGGTTTGTCTGCCCAAGAGATTGACACGATGCTCGGAGTGCAGGCCCAAGAGTTCAGCGAGCCGACTTTGGGCCAAGAAGACGACGAGGACTACGGATGGGGCGACGAAGAGTTCAAGGTCTTGGAAGTGGTTGCAAGCAAGTTCGGATGCCATGCAGACGATTACCATGTGATGCACTCCAAGCCGATGCGGTTCGACACCAACATTGAAGAAAACATCCGCTTGGCCTTTGCCGAACTGGGCGAAGAAGAAAAAGAATTGGATCTCAAGATTGAGGCTTACCGCAAGAAGAACCGGGACGCATCGGTTGAAGAAATGGCCAAGGAGTTCGGAGTTAGCAAGGCCAAGGTCGCCAAGCGAGTCGCTTACCTAATCACAAAGGACCGCTACCCTATCAGCCGGGCCGTGGACAAGATAGCCGAGCAGAACCTTCCCAAGAACGTGAAGGAAGTTGCAGAGCCAGTCTTGGAAGTCCGCTACAAGTACGCATGGGCGACAGGGTTCAGCAACAAGGACAAAGGCTCCAGCCGTGAGTTCTGCAAGGTCATGCTTGACTTAGCCGGGCAAGGCAAGGTCTACACTCGTGAGGACATCGACGGGATTTCTGCAATCATGGGTTACTCCGTATGGAATCGCAGAGGCGGTTGGTATCACACGCCCAGCGGAGTGAACAGGCCACAATGCAGGCACGTATGGGAGCAGCAGTTGGTAATCCGTAAAGGCAATAAAATCAGCAAGGCATGAAGGCACTATTCATAAGCGAAGAAACGCTGCTCGACAACTCCATAATCAACGAGAACGTATCCTACACGCAGATACGTCCTACGGTTGTCAAGGTGCAGGAGATGCGGATTCAGCCAATCGTTGGCTCTGCACTCTACGGGGAATTGGTTACGCAGGTCGTCAGCGGTTCAACCTCTGCCCTGAACCAAACGCTGCTGGAGGACTACATCCAGCCGGCTATGATTCAGTGGCTTTACTACGAGTTGCCGATGGTCCTTGCGTTCAAATACATGAACAAAGGAATGGTCCGTAGAACGAGCGAGGAATCAAGCCAAATGAGCATGGAAGAGATTACCCGGCTGACCGACAAAGTGAAGAACGATGCCGAGTGGTACTCCGAACGCATTACCCGATACATGATGGAGAACCGCAATTCCTATCCGCTTTGGAACTCGCCTCCGTCTGCGTTGGATACCATCTACCCGAACGCCACCAACTATCGCACCGGGATGGTCTTGGACCGCAACAGGAGGATGGGAATCAGCAACCTTGACTACCCCTACCCCTACGGTCAATTCGGGGCGTGTAATGACTGCTGACGATGGGTGCGCATAAAAAAAACATACTGAAACTACAAGCCTATGTCTTGGATAAAAATCAAGCAAGCCCTGCTGGACCTTGCAAATGCTCATCCGCAAGTCAACTCCTTCGGGACGGGCGATCCGCTTGCAATCGGCACGGACAACACGATAAATCTTCGAACCCCAAGCCGTGAACGCATCGTCTATCCGCTCGTGTTTGCGGACGTTCAGTCTGCAAATACTGACGCTGGCACTTTGGACTTGGTGGTTGGCGTTTACTTTTCTGACCGTGTTGAATCCATCAAACCGATGGGCGGAGTGGTTTCAGGCAGCCCTACGTTGGGTTGGCAGGACAACGAGGACGAGGTCCTAAGCGACCAGTTGCAAATCGCACAGGACTTCATATCGTCGCTTACAAACGACCCGAACGAGGACTGGACACTTTCATCCAGCGTGAACCTTACGAGGTTCGTAGAGAGCCGAGATGACCGCACGGCAGGATGGCAGGCGACAATGACCTTTGAAATCCCTTACGGTCATTCGGTTTGTGAAATTCCAACCTAAAAGACATTTACAATTAAACGCTAAAAAATGCCTACACCTATTTTACAACAGATGCTCGGCCAAGGTGGTACGATGGAGTTTATCAATGGATCCGTTACTGGGAAAAACTACGACTTCCTTGTAGTCAACACCGCTGCGACCTTTACAACCCTTACAGGAACTGGAAGCGAGAACCTGCTAACCGCTTACAACTTTTCGGGGGCTTCTATTTCCGCTGGCGTCGTTATCAGCGGTCGCAACGGAGGTAAGATTACGGCCGTTACTCCAAGCGCAGGTTCAGTCATCGGTTACACATTCCTCTAAGATGCTGATAGGCTACGGCTACGGCTACCCGACATCAATGCTCCAAGGTGGAGTCGCTGCTGGGGTGTGGGCCTTGTTCAACGCAAGGGCAACGGCTGACGGTGCAACCGCTGCCGAGGCTGCCGTTGATGGATGCCTCTTTAATCGCTTTGCAGTTATTTACAATTTCTAAGAATGCCGACACCATCGCTAATCCTTGTCCCTGCTCGCTTTAAGACGGGCAAACTATACACACCCTTAGCAACGACTTCGGGCGGTGTGGTATTGGGAGCATCGGGCGACTTCAATGTTACCCGGGCAACTACGGCAACAAGGGTCAACGCAAGCGGATTGATTGAGGTTGTCGCTTCGGGGGTTCCGAGGTTGGATTACTACACCAGCGGTGGAACTGCTGGCTGCCCTGCTCTCTTGGTGGAGCCGAGTGCGTCAAATTTGGCGTGGCATTCGCATTTGTGGGTGAGTGGGACTAATTGGTTAAACTCCGCAGTAACAGTCGTAACGGGAACAAGCGGAACGACTGACCCTTTTGGCACAAACTTGGCCAATGCTATAAGTCCAACTTCAGGCAGTTCGTCCCACGTTGCTCAATCCAATAGTACGACTAATATAACATACACCAGCGGAACAATTTACACGCAAAGTGCATTTTTTAAGCAAGGAGCTGGAGTTGCTGGAAGGTATGTTCAAATGACCTTTCCGGGTATTGGAAACGCATTCACTCAATTAGGTTACGCAAATTTTGACCTGCAACTTGGAGCGGTTAGTGTTGTAACTGGAACAACAGCAGACACAAATAGGGCTGCAAGAATTGAAAATTATGGCAATGGATGGTATCGTTGTCAACTCACCGCAACGGCCAATGTAACCGCAGGAGGGGCTGGGGTTGCTGCAATTTTGATAACTTCAAGTGGTAGCACTCGTGCGCTTTCTTTTGCAGGCACAACTACTGATATTATCTACGGCTTTGGCGCACAACTTGAAACAGGCTCCATCGCCACCTCCTACATCCCCACAACAACCGCAAGCGCAACACGCAACGCAGACGTTATCACTCTAACAGGAGCAGTCAGCGGATGCATCGGGCAGACCGAGGGAACGATTTATGCGGAACTAAACGTGAGCAATTTTACGCTATTTGCAAGGGCTTTTGCTATTTCGGACGGGACGACATCAAATCGCATACTCTTTCAAAAAACTTCAAACAATAGGCTTCAACTCATCGTGCGAACTGCTGGTGCTTCAATCGCTGATATAGCAACAGGCAACAATCAGGCAACAGGCAACTATAAAGTGGCCGTAGCATACGCAAACAACGACTTCGTGTTTTACGTTAACGGCTCACTTATAGGCTCGGTAACTTCAGGGGCCGTTCCTGCGTGCAATCAGGTGTTCTTGGGCAAGATTGAAACAAGCGCAAATTCCGACCAATGGAACGACCGCATCCGTGCTGCTGCGCTCTACACCACAAGGCTCACGAACGCTCAACTCCAAGCCCTTACGACCCTCTAATGGCTACCTTCCGCAAGTACGCATTCCCCAAGCAGGCCGACGCTGACAAGGTGCTGGCTCTATGCACAGGCACGACCGCTGCGGTGGCCCTTGGGGTCTTGGATAAGTTCATCGCCTACGACATCCTTTGGGAGGGCGACGCACCCGAAGATGCTACCCAGTACGAAACTTGGCCCGAACCCTGCGGTGTTCACTCCTTTCTCGGATGGGACGAGCAGTACACCGAGGACTACAACCAACGCAAATCCCTATGAGATTATTCCGCAAACGCAACCCCGAAACCCCTAAACTCCCAATAATGAAATCAGCCGTCATCGCTTTACTTCGCCACCTGTTAACCTTCATCGGTGGAACCCTCGTCGCCAAAGGCTTGTTAGACACCGAAACTTTGCAAGAGATTATTGGTGCATTAATCACCTTGCTTTCAGTTGGTTGGATGACAATCGATAAAGTAAAGGTCAAGAAGTGAATCTAATCGAAACCACCATCGTCGGGAGCGTTGCAGCAATCGTCGGTGGAGCGGTCGCTTGGTTCACCAAGGGCCGTGTAGAATCGGACTCCCTGCAAGTCAGGCAAGCCCAAGCGGTCCTCGCTATGTGGCAGGCTACCAGCGAGTCACAAAACAAAGAATTAACACAACTTCGTAACGAGGTGGTAAGTTTGCGTCAGCGATTGGAAGACATGGAACAACTGGTTCACGAACTCCAAGCCGAGAATGCTAAACTTAAAAGCCTCTCATGATCCTACCAGCCACCAAGCACACCCGAAACATCCACGAAGTAACCTGCCAATCGGGGCAGGAGTTCTTACTTGTCAGCGACCTGCATTGGGACAACCCCCATTGCGATAGAGGCTTGCTCAAAAACCACTTGGACGAAGCCGTCAAGCGGAATGCTGCCATTATCCTAAATGGCGACACCTACTGCTGCATGGGGGGCAAATATGACCGTCGTGCTGACAAATCGCTGATTCGTCCCGAACACAACACCGACCGTTATTTTGACGCTATCGTGGACACCTCGGTGGAATGGTTTGCTCCATACGCCAAAAACATTTTGCTGATAGGATATGGCAACCACGAAACCGCTATTATCAAGCACGGGGAAACGGACCTCTTGCAACGCTTCGCCAGCACCCTCAACTACGCCACAGGATCAGCGGTTCAAGTTGGAGGTTACGGAGGAACCATTGACATCCGAGTGCTTCACGACACAATCCGTGGAGTCAACTTCGTAGTGCATTATTTTCATGGGCATAGTGGGGGAGGTGCGGTCAGCCGCGGAGTAATTCACGATCAGAGGCTACTTGCCGGGACCGAAGGATACGACTTGACTTGGATGGGCCACGTCCACGAATTATACTACCACCAAAACATGGTTCACCGCTATGACCGCTCAACCAAAACCCTCATTCAAAAACCTATTCACCAACTTCGTACGGCTACTTACAAGGAAGAATGGGACGGAGGCTACATGGGCTTTCACACTGAACGAGGCCGAGGCCCGAAGCCTTTGGGAGGCTATTGGCTGAAACTGGAAACCTCACGCAATACCAGCAAAGACAACAAGGGTCCCGAACTTCAAGTTCACGCCACCTTCACTCCTGCGGATAGGTTGTACTAACCGGCAGCGGTCAGGTATAGGTAGCCGTATTCCTTTTCAGCATTAAACTGCGGACAGGCTTTCGTAACACCCGGAAAGTCCCTGTGTCCGCATATCCTTGCGGTAGGGTACTTCTTAAGCCAATCAAGCAGCACCACGGCAATCGCCTGACGCTGGCCGATACTGCGGTCATCTTTGTCTTTGCCTCCAATGTAGGACACATGAAGGCTCGTAGCGTTATGCCCCTGCACTCCGTTGGTAATAGCCGAGTCAGGAGCCAAGACCGTTACATTCCCAGTCGAATCAATGATCTTGTGGTAGCCGACCGACTTCCATCCAAGGGCTTCCTTCCAGTGCTTGCGGATGGAGGCGATGGTCGTATGCTTCGGGGTTGCCGTGCAATGGACGACGAGGTGGGTGATGGTTCTCATTCTTCAGGGTTTAGGGCGTGGAAATAACTGACCTGCACTTCGTCTGCGAGGTTCTGCTGACTTGCGATGCTGACCTCCTTGGTCCCGGCCCATTGAGCCATGGCAGGATCGTAGCCCAGTAACTCGCAGGCTTTGCGGTATTCTAAGAGCAGGGCGTGGTTGCCTTCAAGGTCAGCGTTGTTGATGGCGATCATCAGCCGTTCCAAGGCGTTGGTAAGGGCCTTGGCAGGACGAAGGGAGTGGTATTCGGGCATGGCTTAGGTTTCTACAAATGTATGGAAATAGCCTCAAATCGCAATAAAACGGGGGATGAATAATTTTTTTGCTACGAGGTGGCACAAATAGGGTCGGACTGCATTATCTTTGCTTTACAAACCAACCACTAAACCTCAAAACCATGATTAACAACACACTCCCCCAAAACGTTCGTGAATTTCACCTTGACCTTTGCGATGTTGAATCCACGGCAGATGCTTTCGCTTATGCGCTTAAAATGATGCGCTCTTTGAAGCAGGGCTGCATTAGTAACGAACAGTATGATTTGCTTGCTGGCAGTTTGCAGTTGCATTGCCAGCGTGAAGATATTAGAACTAAAAACGAACTTGCGTCATTATTCTAACCAACCGAGGGGTGCGACTCGCCAACGCACATTCTTTTAACCTCAAACCCATGAACCACGAAACCAAAGCCACACTCAAAGCAGCCCTCGCAACGGGCTACATCCTGCTGACCGCCTGCCTCGGCATCGCCTTCTTCGGCAGATTCATCTTCGCACTTATCACCAACTAAACCTCAAAACCATGCACAAATTTAAGACCACCAACATCAAAGGGAAGGACTACGTCGAAGTCAATCAACGCCTCCTGTACTTCCGCAACGAATCGGCCTACGCTGGCTGGTCGTTGGAATCCGAACTCATTGACCTGCAACCCGACCGCTGCTGCGTCCGTGCGGTTATCCGGGACAACGAAGGTCGCATCCGTGCTACGGGCCACGCCTCCGAGGACAGGACTTCTCAATGATCAACAAGACCTCCTACGTCGAGAACTGCGAAACATCCGCTTGGGGCCGTGCCTTGGCCTGTATCGGAATCGGAATCGAAACGAGCATCGCATCGTCCAACGAGGTGCAGATGGCTATCGCCCAACAGGGCCTTGGCGACCTCAACGACAAACTTGGACTGGTCCCTTCCTACGACGAACTGACCACCGCAACCCTCAAGGCCGACTTCCTTGCATTGCTTGACAAACTCCCAAAGGAGCAACAGGCGAAGTTTATGAAGGACATCGACCACATGACCCCTGCACGATTCGAGAAAGGCATCCAATTCATTCAAAACCAACTTGCAAGACCATGAACCTACTTGAAAAAATGAACGCTGACGAGTTTAAGAAACTCCTTGAGTTCAAAGAGAAAAACCCAAGAGGAGGAGAATCCCTCGTTAAAATGTTGACTGAAACCGACTACGTCAGTCAATTGAAAGTTTGCGATGCAGTTGACCTTTGTGTTGTATTGAATTGCGCTGACCTTAATGCTTTTGGCTTTCTTTTCGAATCTTTCAAATCCAAACCATGACCTTTAATCAATACTTACAATCCAAAGGTGCTTGCGAGCCTGCCGTTGAGTGGGCTGAAAACAAGACGATAGAAGAAGTAGTTGCAACCTGCCACCGAGGGGATTGGCTCCTGTGGCTTGCCAAAAAGTGCGACATCGGACTGCAACCACTGACCCTTGCCAAGGGGCATTGTGCCAACACGGTTAGGCACTTGATGAAGGACGAGCGCAGCATAAAAGCGGTTGAGGTTGCTATTGCTTTTGGCGAAGGCAAAGCGACCCGTGAAGAGTTAGACGCTGCTGCTGCAGATGCCTCTTTTGCTGCTGCTTATGCCTACTGTGTGGCTTCCCGTGCGACTGACCGAATTTCCGCTTTTTATGCTACTGCTGACGCTGCTGCTGCTGCTGCTGCTGCATCTTATGCTTACGCTTACCCTTCCTGTGACGCTACTAAAAATCGCTTGCAAACCGCTGTCATCTGCCGAAAGTACATTGGCGAACTAATCATTGAAAAAATAAACCAAATCCTAACGCAAACCCCATGACCTACCCGACTCTAATCACCATTCCCAAGAGCGACATCTGCAAGGCAGAAATCGCCCAAATGGCCCAGCAACTGACCGACCGAATCAATGATGGCGAGGTCAATCCCATCGAGGCCCACATCAAACTAAAGGCCTTCGTCAAGGCTCTTGAAGCCACCATCAAGGCTACCGAGCAGACCGTTGCCGACGAAGCCTCCAAGCACGGCAAGACCTTCCAAGCCTTCGGTGCAGAGATTACCCTCAAGGAAGGGAGCCTCACGCCTAATTACGAGGAAGACGAAGTGTATGCCGACCTCAAAGCACAAATGAAAGCGAGGGAGGAACTGCTCAAGATAGCCTTTCGGCAAGCAGGCAAGACCGCTATCTTTGACGAGTCCACAGGCGAGCAGGTTCCAGTCTGCACCGCCAAGGCCACGAAAGCGTCCATAGCCGTTAGTTTCAAATGAGAAGAGCCTCCGATGCCGTAAGGGTTTACAGGTTGCTATGCGACCGCCCATACCGAGCCAAGCAGATTGCTGAACTGCTGGGCAACAAAGAACGCTACACCTACCGGGTGCTGCACGACCTCCTAAATTCCGGCTATGTCGGAGTAACCAAATCGTACTATCACAAACTCGAAACCCCAACCCCAACCATTTACAACCCCCAACCATGAGCTACACACCCCAACCCAACACCTTCACCCTGTTCGCTAACGACAAAGGCGACAACCCGAAACGCCCAGATTACCGAGGCGATGTGGTCCTTCCCGATGGAACCAAGATGCGCCTATCCGGGTGGATCAAGGAATCCAACGGCAAGCGGTTCATCAGCGGTAAAGTAGAGCCGATCCAGCAGCAGACCAGCGGAGGAAATTTTGCACCACAAGACGGTGATATGCCTTTTTAGTGTAAATTTGCAGGCGTACTACATTTACAATTAAACGCATCCGCTTGAATTCCGGCCAAGCAGGTGTTAGATAAAGGGTTCCTCCACTTAACCCTGCCCTCAACTGCCGGAATCAGTTGGGGGCTTTTTTTTTATCATGGAAAATAGTTGGTACAAACACTCCCCAAGCGATTGGCTCGCAGGTCGAATTAGTCGCAAATCATTTGAAGTCCAAGGGGCCTTCATCCACATTTGTCAACTCTACTGGGTCAAGCACGGGCAGTTTACGGCCCATCAAGCAAGCCTTGAGATAGGCAAAGACCTCCTTCAAAAACTGATTGAGTCCGAAATAATCAAGACCCAAGGCGAAGAAATCCGCATCGACTTCCTTGATTTGCAGATGGAGGACCTTAACAGGCTAAGCGAAAGAAGGAGGGAGGCAGGTCGTAAAGGAGGCGAAGTAAAGGTCCAAGCAAGTGCTAAGCAAACCGAAGCAAGTGCTAAGCAAAACCAAGCAAGTGCTAAGCAAACGGAAGCAGATAAGATAAGATTAGATAAGATAAGAGAAGAAGAGATAACAAACAAAGAAGAGATAAAGAACACTTGTGCAATCTTTGACCAATTTTGGGCTATCTATCCACGCAAGACCGGGAAGCAGGCAGCGTCAAAATCCTTTGCAAAGTTGTCCAATGCAGACCAGCAAGAAGCCATTAACAACATCTCAAGGCTCTACTCTCAAACCCCCGTCCAGTTTGTGCCTCATGCCGCCACCTACCTCAACGGCAAACGCTGGGAGGACCAAGCCATCCAACGTACACCTAACTTCGCCTACTCAAACCTAACCTCCGATGATGAACCCTTACCAGTTGTCCGCTGAACGCAAACTGCTCGGCTGCCTTATGGACAAGTTCGTGAACCGAACCGTCCTCCTAACCCAAATCCCGGAACGCCTATTCACAGGCAACAACGTCCTCCTGTACCGGGCTATTGAATCCCTCCACAAAGCAGAGCGAGAAATTGACGTCGTTACCGTGTACAAGTACCTTGCCGACCAAGGCCAAGCCCATGTCCTACTCGAAGGCATTGACCCAGAAGCGGGGCTTGTCAGCAACTGGAAGACCTACGCCTCCGACCTGCACGACCTTTGGAAAGAGAGGGAGGAAGCGAGAATCATGGAAGAACTCGCCCATGATCGGGACATCCCCAAGGCCTTCCAACGCTATCAATCCATCCAAGCCGTTGAATCCAACGCCTCCGAAACATCTGCTCACGAACTCGCCAAGGACTTTCTCGCCAACATGAACGAGATCCGGGAAGGCAGACGCAAAGACCAAATCTACCAAACCTTCATCCGACCGCTCGACAACATCTGCACCGGGTTTAAGCCCTCCGAGTTCATCCTCGTAGGCGGTCGTCCTGCGATGGGTAAGACCCTCCTTGCTTTGCAGATAGCGATAAACCAAGCCATGGCCGAAATCCCCGTCGTGTTCTTTACGATGGAAATGAGTGCAGACCAACTGACCCAGCGGATGCTCTCGAACCTCGGAACGATGGACGGTTCAGCATTCCTAAAACCCGATGAGCGAATCACTACGGAGCAGTACCTGACCTTGGCACAAAAGGCTGACCAACTCAAAGGCAAGCCTCTCTACATCGTGGACCTGCACCAAGCAAACCTTGACCGCATCGAGGGCGAGATAGCCAAACTCAAGGCCAAGTTCGGAATCGTTGGCTTTTACCTTGACTACTTGCAACTCGTAGAACCCGCCAAGATTGACAAGCCCAAGCCCAAAATCGAGCAAATGACCAACATCTCTAAGCAACTGAAAGCAATCTGCAAACGCCAAAAGGTCTTTGGGGTCGTGGTTTCTTCGCTCTCAAGGGCAACCGAAGGCAGGGCAGACCATCGCCCCATCATGTCCGACCTGCGAGAAACCGGGCAACTGGAATTTGATGCCGATAAAATCGCTTTTGTTTACAGGCCCTACGAACACGACAAGAATGCCGAGCAGGACCTGATGGAGGTCATCTTCCGAAAGAACAGGAACGGTAGCCTTGGAATCGCCCAAGTCCAATGCCAACTGCCTTACACCAAAGCCAACGAATATCCCCTATGACACCCGAATACACTCTGCAAGCAGCCTGCGTCAAGTTGTTCAAACTCCTAAAGCCCCACGAAGAAGGGCGGTTGTTCCTGAACCTCAACAACCCCCGAAGCCGAACGAACGGTCATTTTCTCAAGGGCATTGGCCTGACCGCTGGGGTTGCAGACATGACCTATCTATCGGACAAGGGAGTCATCTTCTTGGAATTCAAAGCCGAGAAAGGCAAGCAGTCCCTTTCTCAAAAGTGGTGGCAGGGAGTCGTCCAAGAGGCAGGCTACCGATACGAGGTCATCCGAAGCGTTGAGGATTTTCAGCGAGTGGTTGCAAGTGTGGAATAGATGTGTAAATTTGCGCTATACGCAAGAGCATACAATGAATGAGAAATCGTTCAATAAGCACCCTTATCGCATATAATGAATGATAAATCCGTCAGCCTCTGGTCTTACCAAACCTCCCCCAGCGTCAGCCTATAACCTTACCAACCAAACCTCAAACCGATGAAACGATTTTTAGTATTTGCAGGTGATTGCTATTATCCCAATGGTGGGATGAATGATTTTCAGGAGGACTTCGACACCTTGGAAGAGGCCAGAAGTTTTGAAGCAAAAATTAAAGAAAAGTTTAAACTTTTATGGAAGGATAACTGGAAGGATTTCAATTGGACCGAGATTTGGGATTCGGAAACACGAACCCATGTGTAAAGACCATTTCGTTGACACCACCAAAATGCTAAACCCCAACCCCATGAAAACCACACCCACCGATTTCAGACGCTGGCAACTGCATATCCGCAAGGAGTGCGTCAACTGCAACCGCCCCGACAAAAGCGAAACCATTAAGCCTTGGTCCGTCAACTGGACCCTGCTCGGTCGTATCCTTCAAGCCAAAAACGCCTGACCATGGAATGGATTAAATGCTTGGACCGGATGCCGACACCTTACGAGCCTGTCCTGATTTTTACGACCGACATGAACCAAGCCTACGCATGGCTCGGAGATGGACGCTGGTACTACGAACACCAAACTTGGTTCCTAATCGAAGTAAGCCATTGGATGCCGCTACCCCCTAATCCGTTCTAATGAAGTACGGTTCAGTTTGCTCCGGCATTGAGGCAGCCTCAGTTGCTTGGCATAACCTTGGATGGGAACCGCAATGGTTCTCCGAGATTGAGCAGTTTCCTTCCGAAGTCCTAAAGTATCGTTTTCCCCATGTCCCAAACCTTGGCGACATGACAAAAATCAACCAAAACCCAATCGCAGATGAGCGACCAATTGACCTTCTCGTGGGGGGAACCCCATGCCAATCCTTCTCCGTTGCAGGACTTCGCAAAGGTCTTGCTGACCCACGAGGAAACCTCATGCTTACTTTTCTTTCAATCGCTGATAAATTCCGTCCCAAGTGGGTCGTGTGGGAAAATGTCCCCGGGGTATTGTCGTCCAACGGAGGAAAAGATTTTGGAACCTTCCTTGGGGCGTTGGGGGAACTCGGGTATGGGTTCGCCTATCGAGTTCTTGACGCTCAATACTTCGGAGTGGCCCAAAGACGCAGAAGAGTGTTTGTTGTCGGATACCTTGGAGACTGGAGAGTTGCCGCAGCGGTTCTATTTGAGCGAGAAAGCCTGCAAGGGAATACTAAACCGAGCAGAAAAAAGAGGGAAGAAGCTGCCACCTATGCTCAAGGAAGCGTTGGAGAGTCAGGCGATGTAAGTTGCGTGGGAGGCAATTTAAGCCCTACTGTTACAAGCAAATGGATGAAGGGATATGGAGGTCCAAGCGGCTCAAACGAAACGGGCAATATGGTTTATGCTACAACTATCATTGACCGTGCAGCATTCAACCAAGGAGAGAACGCACAATACGAGCCGAGGATTGAGGCAGGAGAAACGATGTCATCGTTGGTTGCGAAAGGGCCACACGCAGTTGCCCAGCCGATAGCCTTTGAACCGGGCAAGATGCAAAGGCTTGGGTATGGGTATTCGGATAATGGCACATCCCCAACATTAAGGTCAGAGCCGGGAGATAATCAATTAGCCGTTGCCCAACCGATAGCCATTCAAGATGTTAGGCCGATTGAAAAGGCTCAAAATGGTCGTGGATGGAACGATGACGGAACATCTTATACGGTTGACACAAAGGCCACTCAAGGAGTTGCCCAACCTCTTTACTACGAATCGCATCCAAACGATTCAAGAGTCAATGGCCCAAAGGATGTCGCTGATACCGTGAGTGCGAGATATGGAACGGGAGGAGGCAATACGCCATTGGTTCAGCAACCGATAGCCTTTGATACTTTTAATCAGACAACATCCAATATAAATCAAACCATTAAATCACCACAAGGGGGGGTAAATGAATCAATTGGCGTTGTTGCCCAACCGATAGGAATAAACGGAAATATAGCAGGAACGATTGACGCAAATTATTTCAAGGGATGTGGTTCTGCTAATTTTGGGGAGAGAGATGTTGTTGCCCAACCGATAGCCGTGGATTGGCGTACCGCACAAGTTGACCAAGGCATCACTCAAACACTTAAAACCGACTTGGCCAAAATGAGTGGGCCTTGTATTGCCGTGGATGTTTACAATCAAAAAACAACTGGCGATAAGTTTGGAGTGGTAAGGGAACAACACGGAACGAATATGAATGCCGTGTTGCAACCCATTGCCGTGGACACCTACAATTACACCACGAACGACCACACCACGCAAACCATTCGCTCACAATCCGATACGGAGCATATTGGAGCCGTGTTGCAACCGATGGCGTTTGACTGGCAATTAGGTGGAGATATGAGAGGAATGAGCCTTCAGGAGAAGACGCAGTTGCAACGATGCCAAACCCCTGCGGTTATGCACTCAATGGCTATCCGAAGGCTGACCCCCAAGGAGTGCGAACGCCTACAAGGATTCCCCGATGATTGGACGAAGATTCCATACCGAAACAAGGATGCCGACCAATGCCCCGATGGGCCAAGGTACAAGGCTTGCGGTAACTCAATGGCCGTCCCGGTGATGCGATGGATAGGAGAGAGAATAAACTTAATTGAATCAATGCTTTAACCATGGACCTAATCTCACGAACCATTCTCGGCTACACGGCAGAGGTTGTCGGAGTCAGCCCCGATGACATCTTGAGCAACGTCAAGACCCAAGAACTGGTCCTTGCCCGGTCCATCTTTGCCGACATCGCCTACTCCGAGTACCTGTACACCTACTGCCAAATCGGGCGAATCATCAAGAGGAACCACGCAACCGTGATGCACAACCTCGAAATCCTTGCGATAAACATGAGAGCGAGGCCGGACATTAAATTCCTCCGTACACAAGTTTTGAACAGGACACGGGATTTTTTGCAACATTAGCGACAACCCCCTCCATCTTTGCGTGAGTGAACGCAGAGGCTACCATCCTTGACCTTTATCGCAGCGGAGAAATCCGCAAGGCTTGCCTCACCATTACGGGGGGCAATCCGCTTTGGAAGGACCTCGAGCAAGAGGTCGTCCTGATTCTGCTCGAAAAAGACCCCGACAAGATTACCAAGATGCAGGTGCAGGGATACCTGCGGTTCTACATCGTTCGGCTCATCATGAACCTATACAGGGGCAACAATAATCAATTCGCCAAGAAGTACCGCCACCACGACGAGAGGGTCGAAATTGATCCCGAAACCCAAGAAGAAGGCAAGGACTACGATTCCCTGCTTGACGACCTTTGGGCCATCGCACAAAGCGAGATGGACTCTTGGGCGAAGGATGGGGCGTTCCCTTACGACAAAGAACTGCTCAACCTGCTCATGCAGACAGGGAACATGAAGGCCATGTCCCGGGAAACGGGCATCCCGTACCGTAGCATCATCTACTCCATAGAACAGGCCAAGGCCAAAATCAAAACCGCAATCGAGTCCAATGGATATACTGGTTTTTCCAATCCTGATTAGTGCTTTAGCGACCCTTGCGGTCGTGGAGTTCCGGGTCCTGCCGGGATGGTTCTACGCTTTGCCCTTCGCCAAGCGGAAACCGTTTTCGTGCATGACCTGCTTTGGCTTTTGGCTTGGGGTGCTGCTGACCCTGCCAACGTGCCAGTGGTACTTGGCTCCTATCCTTGGCCTCGCCTCATCTGCCACCGCAATAATCATTCGGGAATGGACCTTCAAATGACCAACGACCAGTTCGTAATTGCCCAAAAGCATCGCAAGTACTGGGACCAATATGTGGCCTCGCTGACGATGCGACTGCCACCCGATGCCGTTGGTGAACTGCAAGCCATCCTGACCGCTCACGGACGACCGCCTACGAATTGGTGGTGCGCTGACTGCGTAAAAATGGCCCTTCAATACATTTACCTACAAGCGGACCTGTTCCTCGAAGTCAACCAAAACACCGTTACAATCCCACTAAGCAATGCCCCTGCCAATCCCGAACAATAACGAAAGCAAAGAAGGATTCATCGGTCGCTGCATGAGCAATAACCAAACCAATGCAGAGTTCCCTGATACGGCTCAAAGATTGGCCGTTTGTGGCTCAACTTGGGAGAATCACAAAAGGCAGCAATTCGAGTCTTATTCGGACTACGGCCAAGAGATTCGGTCAAATGCCAAGCGAGGGATTGAACTCAACGAGCGGAACGGCAACAAATGTGCAACGCAGACGGGCAAGGTCCGGGCGCAGCAGTTAGCCAACGGGGAAGCAATCTCGGTCGAAACCATCAAGCGGATGCACTCCTACCTGTCGAGGGCGGAAACCTACTACGACAACGCTGACGACACCTCCGACTGCGGTTACATCTCATATCTCCTTTGGGGTGGCAAGTCGGCTTTATCATGGTCAAGAAATAAACTCCGAGAACTTGGGGAACTTGAAGGCGAAGGATGACGAGGCACAAATACAGGCTCGGATGGACTCGCTAATGATGGTCATTACGACCCTCTGCGACTGCATCGGAGCGGTGGATGAATCCAATGCCCCGAACCAGTACGAAGTGAAAATGAAAATCGTAAACAAGATTAGCGACCTAATCGACAAAATCGAATACTAATGGGAACCAGCAGAGGACACGGCAAGTACATTGAAACCCCCGAAAAGATGTGGGAGTACTTTGAGGCATACCGCTCGCAGGTCAAGGCAAACCCAAGGACCAAGACGGTATTCCCCGGCAAGGATGCTATCCCCCAGCATGAACCCTTGGAGCGACCTCTGACCTTGGAAGGCTTTGAGAACTGGTGTGCCGATGCAGGCATCATTGAGGACCTTGAAGACTACTTTGCAAACACGAAGGGCAACTACTCCGATTATTCAACCATCTGTTCACGCATAAGACGGGTCATCCGTCAAGACCAAATCGAAGGGGGCATGGTCGGTCAGTACAACGCAAGCATTACCCAACGGCTGAACTCTTTGGTTGACAAGCACGAGAATCAGGTCTTTATTGAACAATGGACCGAGGATGAATGAAGGTCATAAACACCACCGCCAAGCGGAAGATTGAATCGCTGACCCATCGCAAGAGGGTCATCCAAGGAGGGACCTCGGCCTCCAAGACCTTCAGCATCCTTTGCGTTTTAATCAAGCAGGCTTGCACGAAGAAGACCGAAATCAGCATCGTCGGGGAAACCGTGCCTCACCTTCGGAGGGGTGCGATTCGGGACTTCATCAAGATAATGATTGCCAAGGGCATCTTCGTTCCGGCAAGGTGGAACAAGACCCTGCTGACCTACCAGTTCGCTAACCGTAGCACCATCGAGTTTTTCTCGGCTGACCAAGAGGCAAGGCTTCGGGGTGCAAGGAGGCAGGTGCTATTCATCAACGAGGCGAACAACATTGACTTTGAGTCCTACTACCAGTTGGCTATCAGAACCAGCGAGGCCATCTACATCGACTTCAACCCGACGCATGAGTTCTGGGCGCATACCGAGGTCCTGCGAGAGGACGATTCCGAACTGCTCATCCTGACCTATCAGGACAACGAGGCCCTGCCTGACACGATCAAGAGGGACATCGAACTGAACCGCACCAAAGCCGAAACGTCAGCGTATTGGGCGAACTGGTGGAAGGTTTACGGCCTCGGTCAGGTCGGGACGCTTCAGGGTGCGATATACGAGGACTTCGAGGTGGTGGAGGGTATCGATGTCAGCCGTGCGAAATTCGTCGCCCTTGGGCTTGACTGGGGCTTCAGCAACGACCCTACGGCCTTGGTAGCAATCTACCGCCAAGGGGACTGCCTGCTCATCCAAGAACTGCTCTACGCAACAGGCCTGACGAACCAAGACATCGCAGACAAGTTGCGGACGCTGGGCATCACAAGGGCTTGGGAAATCGTGGCGGATTCAGCCGAACCCAAGAGCATCGAGGAAATCTACCGACTTGGATTTAACATCAAGCCAGCGGAGAAAGGCCCCGACTCGGTCCGGAACGGGATAGACATCTTGAAACGCTTTAAATTGCAGGTTACCAAGGACTCGACCAACCTCATCAAGGAACTGCGGTCCTACACTTGGGCGACGGACAAAGAGGGCAAGAACACGGGGGTCCCGATTGACTCCTTCAATCACGCCTGCGATGCGATGCGGTATGTGGCACTCAACAAGTTAAGGGTTAGCAACTCTGGTAAGTACGTTGTGGTTTAACTTTGCCCTATGAACCCCGAACGCATCCTTGACCTGCTCATCGAAATCGGCAAGACGATTGCAGCCGTTTTCTTCATCCTCACCCTTCTAACCCTCCTTTGGACCTTATGAAAGTCGTTCACTACTACCACATCTACTGCGGAGGGAACTGGCAGTTAATCCTGAACCAACACATGATGGCGGTCTGCAACTACGGCCTCATCGGGGTCTTGGATGAGATTCGTGTAGGCATCGTCGGACCACCCGAACAACGCAAAGCGGTCAAGGAGGTGCTGGAGAACTCGATGGTGGCCGATAAGGTCAAGGTCGTAGTAACCCGAACCAACGCTTGGGAGCAGGCGACGCTGACCGAAATGTATCGGGCAAGTCAGGAAGAGGAAGCCGTGTACCTGTACGCCCACACGAAGGGGGCAAGCGACCCGTCTTTGATAAATCAGTTGTGGAATCGCAGCATGACCTTCTTCAACGTCGTCGCATGGGAGCGGTCCATGCAACTGCTCGAAGGCGTGGATGCGGTGGGATGTCATTGGATTACCAAGGATCAATTCCCACACATGGCGGATCACAACAACCCCGACGGCTACCCCTACTTTGGTGGAACCTATTGGTGGGCCAAATCCTCCCACATCAAGGAACTGGGCGAACCGGTACGGGACCACCGCTGGCAGGCCGAACATTGGATTGGAAAGAAGCCTGATACAAAGGTCCACGACACCAACCCCGGATGGCCGGGTCCCGAAAAGTTTGTAATTACTTTTTAATGCAGATAGTCGTTGCACGGTATAACGAGGACTTGACTTGGCTCAATCCTTACAAGCAGCATTGCGTCATCTACAACAAAGGGGAAGCCATTGACCTCCCAAGCATTGCCTTGACCAACATCGGAAGGGAATCGCATACCTACCTGCACCACATCATTGAGAACTACAATCGCCTTGACGATGTAACCCTTTTCACGCAGGGCAAGCCCTTTGACCATTGCCCAAAAATTACGGACCACATTGACACCATGCTTGATGAAGGGATGGACATTCCCTTTTTAAACCTATCGCAATGGGTCCTACAAATTCACGGGTTAAACTGCAACGCTTGGCCTTACCATTGTTGGCCGAACATTTTGCCGGAAGTCGTTGAGTTTTTATTCGGGCAAACGATTGAGCAGCAGGTTTGGTTTGGAGCAGGGGCAATCTTTGCGGTTCGCAAGGAAGCCATCCAGCAACGGCCCTTGAAGTTCTATCAAAGAGCAATCACGCTACTACCACCAATGGTTGACTGTCAAGGCTACGGCCATGCCTTTGAACGGCTATGGCCCACAATATTCAACGCACTATGAAAGACCTATTTTCACGACTATCCGAGTTAGACATTGACTCAATGTCAACCGAAGAACTGGAGCGTTTACTACCTGAATTTGGGATGAACAACGAGATTCTTCACGAAATGCCGAGCCACCTGTCCGACTGCTTCGGGAAGGGCTTGCGGTTTTGGCAGTACCCCAACCAATTCGCAAAACTGCTCAAGCACATTCACGGCAAGCCCATCAACTCCTACCTTGAGATTGGATGCCGATGGGGTGGGACTTTCGTGATAATCAACGAAGTCCTCAAGAAAACTAACAAGGAACTAAAGTCCTTTGCAGTGGACCTTATTGAGCCATCCGAAATCCTGAACCAGTACAACGATTATTGGCCCTTTACTTACATACAGGGGAACTCGATGTTGTTCCAAACCATTAGCCCCAAACTACCGAGCCAAGTTGACTTCGTATTTATTGATGGCGACCATTCCTACGAAGGGGTCAGGCGTGATTTTGAGAACTCGCTTACTTTAAACCCTGCCTACATCATGCTGCATGACATCAATAGCGTTGCCTGTCCGGGTGTTGTTCGCTTTTGGAACGAGATAAAGGGCAACTACAAGCACCGCGAATTTATTGAGGGGTATGCATCGGTCAGGGATAACTACTTGGGAATCGGAATCATTGAACTATGAGTTATGACTTCGCCATTGTAGGTTCGGGTTTCTTCGGTGCGATTTGCGCCAAGCACTTGCACGACCAAGGCAAGAAGGTTGTGGTTATTGAGAAACGCAACCACATTGGCGGTAACTGCTACACCGAGGTCAAGAGCGGTATAACGGTTCACACTTACGGACCGCACATCTTTCACACGAACAAGAAAGAGATTTGGGACTGGATTAACCAATATGCAGAGTTCAAGCCTATCCGCTTGCAGGTCATGGCTACGGCCAAGGGAGGCGTTTATTCCCTTCCTTTCTCGATGCACACCTTCAGTCAGGTCTATGGTGCTACAACACCCCAAGAGGCCATGCGTTGCATTGAACGGGATTCGGATTGCGCTGACGATGGCAGCCTTAAATCCGCTGCTATCAAGAAAGTCGGTAGGAAGGTTTACGAGTTGCTAATCAAGGGCTATACCGAAAAGCAATGGATGAAGCCTGCAACGGACCTCCCGGCAAGCATTGTAAATCGCTTGCCCGTTCGGATGACCTACGACAACAATTACTTCAACGACCAATTCCAAGGCATCCCGGTTGGTGGCTACACGCCAATCTTTGAGAAACTACTTGAGGGGGCTGACTTGCTGCTCAACACGGACTTCTTTACCGACCCATTGCCGGATGCCGAGAACCTAATCTACACGGGTCCGATTGACAAGTTCTTTGACTACCAGTTTGGTCCTTTGGAGTATAAAACAATTAGGCACGAACACGAATGGGTTTTTTCAAACAACGTGCAGGGATGCCCCGTGATGAACTACACGGATGCCGAGGTCCCATACACCCGAAAGATTGAACACAAGCATTTTGCCCAAGAGGAAGGGTACGGCTCTTGGGTCAGCACCGAATACCCCCAAGAGTACATTCCCGACAAGACCGACCCCTACTACCCGGTCAACGACCAAGCGAACAATAAGGTATATCAGTCCTACAAAGAATTAGCCGATTCAACTCCGAACGTTTACTTTGGAGGAAGGCTCGGTCAGTACAAGTACTTTGATATGCACCAAGTCATCGAGGACGCACTAACCTTCTGCAAAACCAAACTCCCATGAAACTCCAAGACCTCACGATCGACCAGTTCCAACGCATCGGAGCCATTGAGTTCTCCAGCGTCCTTGGGGACTACGACAAGCGTGCAGGGGTCGTCGCAATCGTTGAGGGGGCCGATATATCAATCGTTCGAGAAATGCCCGCCAAGAGCGTCCTAAAGCGTTACAAGGCCATTATCAGCGAGTGGAACGCATTGCCTGCCCTTGGGTACAAGCGAAAGTTCAAAGCCGGTGGCAAATGGTGGATTCCGACGGTGTTCACGGATGAGTTGACTGCCGGGCAGTTGATTGAACTCATGGACGCAAACACCACGGACGAAAAGCAGTTGTTGCAGAACCTTCACCGCATCATGGCGACCTTGTGCCGGGAGGGCGGTCTATTCGGATTATTCCCGAAGAAGTACGACGGTGCTGCCCATGCGGAGCGAGCCGAACTGATGAAGAAACACGCCAAGGTGGGCGACGTTTGGGGGGTTGTCAGTTTTTTTTTGCTAAGTTCAGAATCCTACTTGAAAGTTTTGAGCGATTATTCCAAGCACCTGATGAAGACGGCCGAGGGGCTGACGTAAGCCCTCTCGCAGGGTACGGTTGGCTTATGGTCGTCTGGCGGATGGCAAACAAGGACGTGCTGAAATTCGATGCCATCTTTGCGATGAAGGCGGTGGAGTTCTTGAACTACGCCCTGCTGATTCACGATATTTTGGAAGCGGAGAGGATGGAAGCGGAAAGAGCAAGACGCAGATAGACACATTACCGCAAGGGGGACATTTACCCACATGGAAACAACCATACTTGCGAATGGCCAACCCGTAGGTAAGTTCGGCAGCGGTTCGATGAAGGGCATCGACCAAACCGCCTTGGAGGGCATTGGTTCAGTCCTCGGCCCCAAGGGTGGAGGCAAGTCGCCAGCCCACGACGTGCTGGTCAAGTGGATTGAACGGGTCATCGAACTTGCGAAGAAGAACCTCGAAGCAGCCAACGCCAACGCAGGGGGAACGCTATCGGCATCCATCGCCCCCGAAGACATCGAACTATCCGCCAAGCAAATCGTCGTGGCTATCATGGCCAACCCCTATTGGAAGTACGTTGACCAAGGGGTGCGAGGCAAAACGTCAAGCGTAAAGGCTCCGAGATCGCCATTCCAATATCGGGACAAGTTCCCACCTGCCCAAGCAATGGCCGATTGGATAGCCAACAAGGGCATCCCCGTTGTGCCAACCTATTCCCGTGAACTCAAGCGGATGCGGACGAAGCAGGAGCAGGGATTGGTGGATGGCAGGTCGGTTGCCTATTGGGTATTCCAGCGAGGAACACGGGCCACAAACTTCATGTCTAACGCCCTATCCCCCGAAATGATAGACGTTTTGGTGAACACCATCGCTGAAACCCTTGGCAAATCCATAAGCGTAGCAACCAAACTATAAAATGGCAACAACCGTCCTTTCAGGGTCGCCCCAAGTGGCTACACCCGTTTACAACAAGATGCTCTTCAAGGTCAGCGGTTCGCTGATTGCTCAACCCAATTACAGGTACGTCTGCGATGTCAAGAACCCAGCAGGGACCACCCTTGCCCGGCTCAAGTGCGACAAACTGCCCACCACCAACTTCGGCTTCTTTGACGTTGCCAAGGTGGTAGAAACCCTGATTGCACCGACCAAGCCATCCTTGACCCAAACGGGCTTCGTGGATCATGCCGGGTACTATTCGGGTTACAGGCTCGACTTTATGGAGGAATACGGAAACACCCCAGTCGTTTACACGGGAACCGTTACCACCGTGTCGGGGAATGTTTCCTTCGCAGGAAACTTGGAGCAGTTAGAACTTGCGACTTGGAGTGGTGGTCTGTACTTTCCGAGCGGGGCTATTGTCAACGATACAACACGGATGCTGACAACCCCGACGACTCGCACGGTCTATGCCGACGGCTACGGATGGCTTTCCATCGGGCAGTTCAACTACGGGGTCGAGACGGCTTACATCCAATACTGGAGTGCAACAGGAGCGACCTTTGCAAGGCAGTTCAATGTTTCTGCGTCGAGTGTATCGGGGTCGAATGTCATCCGCTTCGGGGTCGGGCCGATGAACCTCAAAGCCCTCACGTCGGGACAATGCTCGGACGGCTTGGCAGGGTCGGTCAACTTCCAAGGCAATGCCGGGGACTTCTACGACGTTTACTTCCAAAAGAGTACAAACATCACCATCAGGCAACGCTACGTTATCGGGCAATGCCAGCGATTCAATTCCATCCCGGTACACTTCCAAAATAAGTACGGGGGCATTGACTCCTACACCTTCACGCTGAAGAACCGCAAGCGGGCCAACATCAGCAGGCAGACGTTCGGCTACAACTCGGACGTTTACGCAACCACGACCTTCGACAAAGTTTGGGCAGGGGAGTTCGACTACGTTTACGCACTGAACTCGGATTGGCTGACCGATGCCGAATCCGCTTGGCTTATCGAAATGATCCGATCCGGGCAGGTATGGCTTGAACTGGACGGTCAACTCGTTGAAGCCATTGTCAACGCCAACACCTACCAATTCACGACCCGAAGAAACGACCGCCTGACGCAGTTGCAGGTCGAGGTTGCCGTGGCCTACAAGAATAACATCCTATGAGCGTTACGCTAATTGCCTACCCTCTCAACGATTCCAACGCAGAGGTTCCCTACGTCCTTGACACGATGGGCGAAATTGACATCGCCCTGACCTTTTCGGTGGAGGACATTGCCGACATCACCAAGCGGAGAGGGTCGTTTTCCAAGACCATCACGTTGCCTAATACGACAACAAATCGGGCCTGCTTCGGGTACGCTTACAACATCCAGTCCTTCGTGGGTGGATTCCAGCCGAACAAGAAGATTCGTGCTGCGATGTGGGAGGATGGGGTCCAAGTTTTCAGCGGAGTTTTACAGCTGATTTCCATGTCCAAAATCCGGGGCGAGGTTACCTACGAAGTGGGCCTATTCTCGGACGATGTGAGCCTGTTTAAGTCCATTGAGGGCAACCTCCTTGCGACAACGGCAGGGGTCAGCGGAATGAACCACACGCTGACCTCTGCTCATGTTTCTGCGACTTGGACCGCAAGTGGTGCGAGCGGTTACGTTTACGGCTTGGTTGATTCCTACGGATATACCGACGTAGTTACGCAGGGGTGGTTTGCGGTGCCATTCTACAAGATGACCCCGAGCATTTATGTGAAAAAGATGGTGGACCTCATCTTCGCACAGGCAGGGTATCGGTACACCTCGGAGTTCTTTAATTCCGAGCGGTTTGGCAAGTTGGTTATTCCATACGCTGCCGGGGAAGCAATCTTTAACCTTTCGGGGTCAACGATTTTCGTAGCAAGTACAGGAACTATTAACGCATCGGGAAACATTAACTACACGATGCAGTTTCAAGATGAAACAGGAAGTTATTACGACCGCCCCGGCTATTGGGTTCCTTCATCAAGCACCTTTGTTGCGCCTTCGTTCCCAACTCGTTGGAACATAACGGTAAATTTTGGGGTAACTCTTGCAGCACCGAGGCGCGTTGCAAATATGAGTATCCGAAACCTGACCAACTCTACGGATAATCAGGTCATCACGGGCATAAACATATTCTCAAACAACTCGGTTACTTTTCCAAACGTAACCATTCCTGCAAACACGACCGCAAACATCGGCATCGTTTTCACAACTCCATTTTTGGGATTTGCTGGCACTATTCTTTCAGGTGCAACCGTCCTTTGGGAATGCTTGGAGAACCCTCAAACATTGCACACGGTTGACATGAGAACCGCCCTGCCTGCTGACGTGAAGCAGAGCGACTTCTTGCAAGACCTGCAAAAGATGTTCAACCTCTACTTCATGCCGGACCCTGCCGACCCGAAGAACCTCATCGTAGAGCCTTGGGTGGACTTCTATTCATCAGGGGTCGTGGACTGGTCGCAGAAATCGGATGAGAACGCAGAGCAAAGCATCACGAACGGGGACCCAAACCAATACAAGACCATCGTGTTCAAGTACAAGGATGCCGGGGATTATTTGTCCAAGTTGGACAAGTCGAATTACCCATTGGCAAAGGAAGGCTACGGAGGGCGAATCTTCACAACCGACAACTTCTACGGCAAAGGAGAGAACGTTGTTGAACTCTCTTGCAGCACCCTTATCCCTGCAAACTTCACGACGGATAAGGCCGTTGGAAGGGCTTGGGACTTGGATGGCTCCGCTTTGTCAGGAACCATCAAGACCTTGCAGAGCGGTTACCGCATAGCCCAATACAACCTCATCGAAGCACCGACGACGTGGGCCTACCAATACGGGGTCAGCGGTTCGGTAGCACTCGCAGAGTCGTTGCTGAATCTGCCCTTTGTCAGCCACATCAACAACCCCTACGACGCAAACTTCGACCTTGCCTTTGGCATCCCCAAGCAGTTGTATTATGCGGTGAATGTCGCCGCAAATAGCGACCCTTACCTATACACGAACAACAACCTGTTCAACATCTATTGGTGGAATTTCATCCAAGAAACCGTCAGTCGTGAGGCGATGCAGTTGGAACTCTCCATCATGCTCAATGCCGTGGACATCAGCCAACTTGACTTCCGCACTCCCATCTACTACGGAGGGGTCCGTTGGAGGCTGCTTGAGATTCGGGACTACGAGATAGGTCAGCAGAAGCCGTGCCGGGTAACCCTTCGCAGGATTCTCAACCTAACCGAGTTCGTGTTCAAGCAAATTGGATACCTGCCCTACGACGGCCCTGTTCCGGCAACGGACTCGGATTACCCGAACGAAGTCCCTCCAATTCCATTGGTCAAGGAACTGCCAGCGGTTGCAGGCCCTCCCGGTGCAACGGGTGCAACGGGTGCGGTCGGTCCAGCAGGTGAAGGCTATACCAAGGGCGATGCAGTAGGGGATATCAAGTATTGGGACGGAGCCGATTGGAAAAACTTGGGAATAGGAACCGAAGGTCAGGTCTTGGAGGTTGCGTCGGGAATACCATCATGGCAGGATAAATAAACACTATGGCAGTAACTAAAGAAATCGTCCTCGAAGTAGGGCTTAAAGACTCAACCGCACAAGGCACAACGAGTGCTAAACAACGGCTCAGGGAACTCCAAAAGACCCTGACCGATATGGCTTTGGCTGGGGAATCCGGGACCAAGGCTTTCAAGCAAATGGAGCAGGAGGCAGGGAAACTCAAGGACCAAATCGGGGACACCTCGCAGCGAATCAAAAACCTCGCATCGGACACACGCAACATCGACACCTTCGTCGCTGGAATCCAAGGAATCACCGCTGGCTTCCAAATCGCTCAAGGTGCAGCAGCGTTGTTTGGCTCGGAGAACGAGGACTTGCAGAAGGCGTTGTTGAAGGTCCAAGGGGCGATGGCTCTCGCTAACGGAGTGCAACAGGTAGCCAACCTGCTCAACAAGGACTCCATCCTAATCACCCAAGGGCAGGCAGCAGCACAGGCACTCTACGCAACCGCAGTCGGGGCAAGTACGGGGGCGATGAAGGCTTTCCGAATCGCTTTGCTTGCTACGGGTATCGGTGCAGCCATTGCAGCCGTAGGGCTACTTATAGCCAAGTGGGATGAACTCACCGCAGCGGTCCGCAGGTTTCTAAACTTACCCGACCCGGCCATCGCAGCCAAGGCGAGGGAGCAGGCGTTGTTGCGTGAAGAAGCAGCCCTCTCCAATTACCGGGATGCATACGAAGCCCACACGAACGCCCAAATCGCAGCAGACCAAAAGAGGGAGGCACAGGTCAAAGAACGCCAACGCAAGGAAGCAGAGGCCACCCAAAAGCGTTTGGAGCGGTTGAGAGAGGAGAACAACGCCATCATCAAGTTCGTGGAGGACTTGAACCTGCAACTCTACGAAATGGAGTTGGATAGGTTGAGCCAACAGGAGCAACTGCAAGTCAAAGCGATGCAAGCCGAAGCACAAAGGCGAATGCAGGTGGACACGGCTGACGCAAAATCCAAGATGGGTCAAGCCCAGCGTGAAGAGGACCTTGCTGGATTGCGTGAGAAATACGTCGGTCAGTCCTTTGCGGTCATCAACGACATCATCATCGCATCGGCTGGAAAGAGCGAGGCAGCACAAAAGCGGGCCTTCAATGTCGCCAAGGCTGCATCCATAGCCCAAGCCATCGTGAACACCTACCTTGCCGTCAGTTCGGCACTCGCTTTAAAGCCGACTGAATCCGTATTCCCCGGGCAAAGGTTCGTGGAAGCAGGTCTTGCCCTTGCTGCTGGTCTTGCAAATGTCGCCAAGATTAAGGCTCAACAATTCCAAGGCGGTGCAGGTGCAGGCTCACCCGGTGCAGACGTAACGGGTGCAGGAGCAAGCGCAGCACCACCGCCCATCTTTGCGAACCCACAAACGACCAACCTCGGCACGGGCGAACTCTCGGCAGGCCAAGGCCAAGGTTCATCACCAATGCGAGCCTATGTCGTGGAACGGGACATCACCCAAAGCACTCGCAGGGTTCGGAGGTTGGAGGAATTTGCAACTTTGGGGGCATAGGACATTTACCTGCATGGAACTACCCATTTACAGGATGACCGTGGACGAGGTGGATGAAGGGGTCCAATTCGTGGCCCTGACCGATATGCCAGCCATCGAACGGCCATTCCAAGCCTTCGCAAAGACACCACAAAAGTTCACCGAAACAGGCGAACGGAGAGTGCTTACTGGCCCTCTCATGCTTGCAGACACTCCCATCTTTCGAAAGGACGAAACCTACGGGGAATACTACGTCGTCTTTGACAAAGCCACCATCCGCAAGATTGTGCAGAAGTACTTCAAGCAAGGCAACCAGCACAACGTCAACGCTTACCACAACGCTGAACTGGATGGCGTGTTTATGTTCGAGAGTTACATCACCGACTCCGAGCGAGGTATCATGCCACCCAAGGGCTACGAGGACACGCCCGATGGCTCTTGGTTCGGTTCCTTCAAGGTTGAGAACGACGAAGTGTGGGACAACCGCAACCTGTTCCGGGGTTTCTCCGTTGAGGGCCTCTTCGGGATGGACAAGACCGAATCCGAACTGGAGGTCGCACTCGCTGGCCTTGCCGATGAATTAACCGCTTTTTTGCAACAATTAACCCCCACCTACAAATCCCACTAACTATGAATCTCAAAAACGCAATCGAATCCCTGCGGACTGAACTCCGCAAATTCAGCACTCAAAAGCAGTCCTTCGCTGACTACAAGTTGACCGATGGCACGGTTGTCCGTGTTGATGGCGACCTCGTTGCAGGTACTGCCGTTTACGTTGTAGCCGAAGACGGCACACTCCCTGCCCCCGATGGCGAACACGTTGTCGAAGGAGTCGGAACTATCAAGACCGAAGGAGGCAAGATCGTTGAGGTCATCGCTGCTGAAGTAGCGACCCCGGTCATCGAGCCGTTGCCTGTTGCTGCTGAAATCACTCCCGAAGTGGCCGTTGAGGTTACTGATACAATCAAAGACGCCTATCCGCTTATGACCCCCGAAGTTGTGGAGGCCATCGTCGCCAAGCACCTCGGAGCCATCATGGAAGAACTCAAGGCAGCCTATGCCGAGATGGGCAAGATGAAGGAGAAGATGTCCGCATTCGCATCGCAGGTTGAAACCATGGCCGATATCGTCGAGAAGGTTTCCGAACTCCCAGCCGAAGCCCCAAAAGCAAGCGGTTCAGCAATCGTTGAGCAACGCAAGGCTCAGGCATCGCAGAACTTCAACGCTCTCGCACAAGCACTTCAATCACTCAAAAAAAACTAAACCCCTAAACCCCCATTAACAATGGCATACAATTTTGGCAATCTATCCGCCTACACCGACCAAGAGCGGTTACCGCTCATCACCAAGGCCGTGTTCTCGGCCAAGTCAGCGTCTTTGTTCACCAAGCAAGTTGGTATCAAGTTCGCTGCTGCCCTCAACCTCATGGACACCGATGCAGTTCTGCAAGGCGGTGATACTTGCGGTTACACAAGTTCAGGCACAACCACATTCAGTCAGCGTGTCATCACCGTTGGCCGTATGAAGGTGATGGAAACTTTGTGTCCTCGCGCCTTGGAGCAATACTGGATGCAGACCCAGTTGACTGCTGGCTCAATGTACGATGGCGTTCCTTTCGAGCAGGCGTTTGCCGAGCAGAAGGCTCTCCGTATTGCTGAGGCTTTGGAAACCGCTATCTGGCAGGGTAACGCTTACTTCAGCGGCGTTAACCAATTGTTGAACGCTGCATCGGGTTCTACCATCAGCGGTAACACAGGAGCGGTATCGGCCTCCGTTGGTATCACTGCATCGAATGTTATCGGCATCTTTGACGCTATCTACAACCAAATCCCACAGGCCATCCTGACCAAGCAAGACCTCGTAATCTTCTGCGGATGGAACAACTACCGCACCTTGGTTCAAGCCTTCAAGCAAGGAACGACCACAGGTGGTTTGGCAGTTTTGTACAACCAAGTTGACCTTGCGAGCCTTGCCAATGGTGAGTTCATCTATCCCGGCACAAACGTCCGTGTAATTGCAGTCCCCGGCTTGACCAACACCAACCGCATCGTCTGCACATACCTCGGCAACCTGTTTTACGGAAGTGATTTGCTGTCTGACGAAGAGCAGTTTTCCATCTTTTATGCACGCGAAAACGACGAAATCCGGAGTATCGCAGCTTTCAAATGCGGCGTGCAAATAGCGTATCCAGACTTGGTTGTTGACTTCCGATTGGCCTAATGTGTAGGGGGGAGGGAAACCTCCCCCTGCTTTTTGTTCCTTGAAACTTAAACCCCAAATACACATATGTCCTGCGCCCTAACAACTGGTTACACACTCGGCTGCCGTGATTCAGTCGGTGGCATCAAAGCAATTTACGTCCAAAACTGGATTTCTACCGGGTCCTGTAACGCTAACCTTTCAGGTGCGGTTACGGGGTTCACCGGATACAATGCAAGCGGTTTTTTTGAATACGACTTGACCAAAGCCACGTCATCCATGACCGAAACTTTGAACGCAAGCATGGAGAATGGCACAATCTTCTACTCACCTGAAGTAACCTTCACCATCAACAAAATGCAAGTCGCAGTACGCAATGAACTCCGTTTGCTCGCTCGTAGTAAAGTCATCGTCATCGTTCAAGACAATAACAGTCGTTACTGGTTGCTGGGTGCTATAAATGGCCTTGAGGCAACCGCTGGAACCGCTGGAAGTGGTACTGCCTTTGGCGACCGAAACGGCTACGAAATAACGCTTTCCGGAATGGAGCCTGACCCGATGTTCTCAATCGCATCAACAGTCTTTACACCATCGTCTGCACAGATACTCGGCTCGTAGTATCTTTGACTTAGGTTTTCATCATCTGAGGTTTGGGAGGGCAGTCAGCAATGGCTGCCCTTCTTATTTTTACGGCCATGAAGATTTGCATTGTTTACAACGCCCATCCAACCGGGTGCAGTTTCTACCGCCTTGAAATGCCGAACGCATACCTTGGCGACAACTACCCGGAGTTTGATTACGTCTGCGTTGAGAACATCACGACCATTAGCGACGAGGGCTTGAAGTCGATTGACCTGTTCCTGTTCAGCCGGCTTTGGTGTCAGGGAACGATGGAGCAAGTCGAAAATGTTTACAAAGCCCTGACCCAATTCGGGGCGAAAGTCATCCTTGACTTGGACGATTATTGGGTCCTTGAGAGTGGCCACATCATGTACCGCCACTACCACGAAACCAAACTTGCAGAGGTCATCCGCAAGCACATCAAATTAGCCGATTGGGTTACCTGTACCACCGAGCATCTTGCCTCTCGCATACGGCCTCTAAATACGAATGTGAGCATCTTGCAGAATGAGCCTTACGAAGCCTACCAACAATTCATCCCGAATCCTGACGAAGAACCCGACAAGCATCTCGTGAAGTTCGGTTGGTTCGGTGGTGCGCAGCACGGAGAGGACATGGAACTCCTACGAGAAGGGATGCAGAAGTTACGCTGGGACGCAAACCTTGACGGCAAGTACCGCCTCTATCTCGGAGGTTGGAACGACAATAATCCTGTTTATGAAGGCTACGAGAAAATCATCAGCGACCAAGGGAATAATCCGAACTACGGACGCATTCAAGCAGCGGATATTTACTCCTACGTCGGGGGCTACAACTTCGTGAACGTAACCCTTGCACCTTTGCGAGATACCAAGTTTAACAAACTCAAGTCCGAGTTGAAGGTCGTTGAGGCAGGGTGGATGAACAAGGCCATCATCGCATCCGAAACCATCCCCTACACCGATGTCATCAAGCACGGGGAGAACGGGTTTCTCGTTCCTTACAACAAACCCAAGGACTGGTACAAGTACATTAAGCAGTTAATTCTTGATCCCGATCTTCGCAAAGGATTGGCTGACAACCTCACGAGGGATATCAAGAAGCGGTTCAATGTAGCCGAAACCGCCAAGAAGCGGGCCGAACTATACAGGCAGATTGGGCGCAAATTGTGAAATTCGGGGGCATCGCACATTTACAAGCAGATGCTTTACCTGAACCCCGACACGACCAACACGATAACGGTTACTTGGACCGAGCGAGCCAGCACGGGGGACCGCTACATCTTGCGACTCACAAGCATCGCAAAGAACACCACGACGGACTACACCCTGCTGAAATCCGCCAACCTTTCTTCCTACACCAACCGCTATGACCAATTTTCGATTGCCGTGGGGTCGCTTGAAACAGGCTCGTATAAGTATGAAGTTTACGATACCGATAGCACGGTTTCAGCAGCCCTTGCGGTGGTTGAAACGGGCTTGGCATTTCTACAAACCGCAACGATAGGCTTCAATACCTACGCAAACACAATCACTTACAACACCTTCCTCGCATCCAGCGTGAGGGTATTCGACTCAACCTTTGACCAATCCTTCGCATGAGCGTAAAAACACGAAGCCAACTCCAAGCGAGTGCATTAACGATAACCAACGAAACCGCTGCCGGGGCGAACACCGCGTCCCGTGTGGGTGGTCTATTCGACGACCTTGCCGACACCGCAACGCTTGATATCGAGCGTGGCTATGCTTCGGTTGCTACGGCTGCTGATAGGCCATTTGTAACGACCAATAATACTGCAACCAAATTACTGATTGTAACAGGCAACAACATTCTATCAACCAACAACTTTTCGAGAGTTGCAACAATTGCGGGGCCATCAATCACCTACACGGGGACGCTATCCGCTGCAATTAGGGTGAGTGCAAATCTAACTTTTTCGGGGGCAAATAACGATGACTACGTTTGGGCTATTTACAAAAATGACGTACAAATCGGGTCGTCTGAAGCACAAGTTACTTTGACCCATACCGGAGGCCATCAAGTAGTTTTGGAAACCTTTTTGATAGCAAATACCAATGATGAATTTTCAATCTATGTAACTTCAATTGATGGTGTTAGGACGATTAACATCATATCCATCAGTTTTAATGCTCACACGCTATGAGTAATAAATCTACTCAACACTTCACCCAATGGTTGGGGATAGAACACAAAGTCCCAGTCATGCTGGAGAACAGGTCCGGCAAGTACATCACCTACGGCTTTGCTAACGAATACCCCTACTACCTGCTTGACAACTATCGCAGGTCAAGCAAGCACAACGCCATCGTGAATGGTAAGGTGAACTACATCATGGGCGGAGGATGGCAGGCAGGCGACAACCTGACCGTGGAGCAAGAGGCCCGCTTCATCAAGTTTTTTGACGGAATGTCAAGCACCGAGGACCTCAACGACATCACGGAGAAACTGGTCCTTGACTTGGAACTATTCAACGGCTTTGCGGTTGCGGTTACTTGGTCCAAACTTGGGACCATTGCCAAGATGGAACACGTCCCGTTCGAGAAAATTCGGGTGGACAAAGAGGAGAAGATGTTCCAAGTCGCGGACTGGTACAACGATGATATGATGCAGTTGTTCCCCAAAATAGGGGACATCGAGAAGATTCCTGCCTTCGACCCGGAGAATCGCCTCGGTAAGCAGTTGTTCTACTATCGTGTGTACGCTGCTGGCGTGAAGCACTACCCTCTACCCGAATACATCGGAGGGAACGCTTGGATTGAAGCAGACGTACAGGTCGCCAACTTCCACAACAACAACCTGCGAAACAACTTTTGGGGCGGTTACTTGATAAACTTCAACAACGGCATCCCGACCCCCGAAGAACAGGGCGACATCGAGCGTCAAATCAAACGCAAGTTTTCGGGAACCGACAACGCTGGTCGCTTCGTTGTAACCTTCAACGACGATGCAGCCAAGGCCCCTACGCTGGAGCCATTAACTCCAAGCGACATGGATAAGCAGTTCGAGATACTGAACAAAGCCATCCAGCAAGAGATATTCATCGCCCACCGTGTAACCAACCCCATGCTATTCGGAGTCAAGACTGAAGGCCAATTGGGTGGACGCAACGAATTGGTCGAAGCATACGAACTATTCAAGGCGACCTACGTCAACGACCGGGTCCGCAAGGTTGAGCGGATGATTAACTACCTCGGCTCCTTCAATGGCGTGGAAGGCATGGAACTTATCCCCGTTGAGCCTATCACCGAGCGACTAAGCGAACAAGCCCTGTTGCAGATTATGACCCAAGACGAACTTCGGGAAAAGGCAGGTCTGCAACCCTTGGAGAAACCTGCCGACGTGGTTGGACCTAACCCCCAACCCGACGAGCAACCGCAAGCCGTGGAGCAACTTGCCAGCAACGACAACATCAAGAAGTTGTCAGGCCGTGAGTACCAAAACCTAATGCGTATTGTCAGGCAGTATATGCAGGAGAAAATCACTCTTGAAATGGCTCGGACCATGCTCTCGGCTGGCTTCGGTTTGTCATCCCAAGAGATTGACACGATGCTCGGAGTGCAGGCCCAAGAGTTCAGCGAACCCGATGACGACGAGGACTACGGATGGGGCGACGAAGAGTTCAAGGTTTTGGAAGTGGTTGCAAGTAAGTTCGGATGCCATGCCGACGATTACCACGTCATGCACTCCAAGCCGATGCGGTTCGACACCAACATAGACGAAAACATCCGCTTGGCCTTTGCCGAACTGGGAGAGGAAGAAGTTGAACTGGACAAGAAGATTGAAGCCTACCGCAAGAAGAACCGGGATGCATCGGTTGAAGAAATGGCAAAGGAGTTTGGAGTGAGCAAAGCCAAGGTTGCCAAGCGAGTTGCTTACCTAATCACAAAGGACCGCTACCCTATCAGCCGGGCCGTGGACAAGATAGCCGAGCAGAACCTTCCCAAGAACGTGAAGGAAGTGGCCGAGCCTGTACTTGAGGTCCGCTACAAGTACGCATGGGCCACGGGTTTCAGCAACAAGGACAAAGGCTCGAGCCGTGAGTTCTGCAAGGTGATGCTTGACTTGGCAGGGCAGGGCAAGGTTTACACGAGGGACGACATTGACGGGATTTCTGCAATCATGGGATATTCCGTTTGGAATCGCAGAGGCGGTTGGTATCACACACCGAGCGGAGTGAATCGCCCCCAATGTCGCCATGTATGGGAGCAGCAGTTGGTCATCCGTAAAGGCAATAAAATCACGAAGGCATGAAGGCACTATTCATAAGCGAAGAAACGCTTCTTGACAACTCGATAATCAACGAAAACGTCAGTTACACCCAAATCCGCCCAACGGTCATCAAGGTCCAAGAGATGCGGATTCAGCCGATTGTAGGCTCTCCGTTGTATGGGGAATTGGTTACCCAAGTGGTCAGCGGTTCAACGTCTGCACTCAACCAAACGCTGCTGGAGGACTACATTCAGCCGGCTATGATTCAATGGCTTTACTACGAGTTACCCATGGTCATTGCGTTCAAGTACATGAACAAGGGGATGGTCCGTAGAACGAGCGAGGAATCAAGCCAAATGAGCATGGAAGAGATTACCCGGCTGACCGACAAAGTGAAGAACGATGCCGAGTGGTACTCCGAACGCATTACCCGCTACCTCATGGAGAACCGCAATTCATACCCCTTGTGGAACTCGCCACCATCTGCTTTGGATACCATCTACCCGAACGCAACCAACTACCGAACCGGGATGGTCTTGGACCGCAACCGAAGGATGGGAATCAGCAACCTTGACTACCCCTACCCCTACGGTCAATTCGGGGCGTGTAACGACTGCTGACGATGGGAGCGCACAAAAAGAACATACTGAAATTGCAAAACTATGTCTTGGATAAAAATCAAGCAGGCTCTCTTGGACCTTGCAAATGCTCATCCTCAGGTCAACTCGTTCGGGACGGGCGACCCTCTTGCGGTAGGCACGGACAACACCATCAACCTGCGAACCCCAAGCCGTGAGCGCATCGTCTATCCGCTCGTTTTTGCGGACGTGCAGTCTGCAAGTACTGACGCTGGGACTTTGGACCTTGTGGTCGGTGTCTATTTTAGCGACCGGGTGGAATCCATCAAGCCAATGGGCGGAGTGGTTTCGGGCAGCCCTACGCTGGGTTGGCAGGATAACGAGGACGAGGTCCTAAGCGACCAGTTACAAATCGCACAGGACTTCATATCATCGCTTACAAACGACCCGAACGAGGACTGGACCCTATCGTCCACCGTGAACCTTACGAGGTTCGTAGAGAGCCGGGATGACCGCACGGCAGGGTGGCAGGCGACGATGACCTTTGAGATTCCGTTCGGGCATTCAGTTTGTGAAATTCCAACTTAAAAGACATTTACAATTAAACGCTAAAAAATGCCTACACCCATATTGCAACAAATGCTCGGCCAAGGCGGTACGATGGAGTTTGTCGATGCTGCCGTTACCGGGAAGAACTACGACTTCTTGGTGGTCAATACCGCAGCCACATTCACAACCCTGACCGGAACTGGAAGCGAGAACCTTCTAACCGCTTACGCTATGAGTGGCAAGTCCGTTTCCGCTGGCATCGTGATAAGCGGTCGCAATGGAGGCAAGATTACTGCCGTTACTCCAAGCGCAGGTTCAGTCATCGGTTACACCTTCCTCTAATGATCATCGGTTACGGCTACGGCTACCCGACATCAATGCTCCAAGGTGGCGTTGCTGCTGGAGTTTGGGCCTTGTTCAACGCAAGAGCAACCGCTGACGGAGCAACCGCTGCCGAGGCTGCCGTTGATGGATGCCTCTTTAATCGATTTGCAGTCATCTACAATTTCTAAGAATGCCGACACCATCGCTGATTTTAGTTCCTGCACGCTTTAAGACAGGCAAACTTTACACCCCAGTCGCTACGACTTCGGGCGGTGTGGTTCTTGGTGCATCGGGCGACTTCAATGTTACCCGGGCAACTACGGCAACAAGGGTCAACGCAAGCGGATTGATTGAGGTCGTGGCTTCGGGGATTCCGAGGTTGGATTACTACACCAGCGGTGGAACGGCTGGATGCCCTGCGTTGCTCGTTGAGCCGAGTGGAACGAACTTGGCGTTGCAGAGTGAGGCGTTTAATACAACTTGGAGTTCAGTGCAGTTGTTGGCTTTTAATAGTGGAAGTGTAATAAACACAACAGGAACGCTTGACCCTTATGGGACAAATGTCGCTGATTTAATTGTCCCGAACGCAGTATCGGACCAGCATAGACTTGACCAAACAACTACATCCGTGTCGGGTAGTTATACTTTTTCGGTTTTTATGAAAGCCGCAGGGTATAATTTCGGGAGGCTTAGGATTGGGACCGTTGGGTCGACATTTAATCTCGCAAGTGGAACAATCGGCTCTACCGACTCAGGCATTGTGTCATCAATTCAGCCGTTTGGCAATGGATGGTATCGGTGCGTTATATCAAAAGCCGCTTCGGCTGCGAATGAAATTATACGTATTAATGTTAATCAGGCACTAACTGGAGATTACGCAGGCAATGGAACTTCGGGCATTTATGTCTTTGGTGCGCAGTACGAAACAGGCTCCGTAGCAACCTCCTACATCCCCACAACAACCACAACTGCAACACGCAACGCAGACGTGATAACCCTATCAGGCGCAGTCAGCGGATGCATCGGGCAGACGGAGGGAACGATTTATGCGGAGGTGGATATTAGGGCAATAAACATTGAGGGGTATATGATACGAATTGGACTTGCCTCTTTTGACAACACGATTTACCTTACGAGGTCAAGCGCTAACAACGTTTCTGCTGTTATCCGACAAGGTGGTAGCAACATATTTTCAGCAGCCACATCGGGGCTTGGTGCAGGGCGATTCAAAATCGCACTCGCTTACTCGAATAATAGCCACGTTTTGTATGTCAATGGCAATGCCATTGCATCAGGCACAACGGCATTAAGTTATAGTGTTGCTTTATCTGACATTCGTATTGGTTCTTTCAGCGATACGACTGCCTTTTTCAACGACCGCATCCGTGCTGCTGCCCTCTACACCACAAAGTTAACCAACGCAGAACTCCAATCGCTGACAACCCTCTAACGATGGCTACCTTTCGCAAGTACGCATTCCCCAAGCAGGCCGACGCTGACAAGGTGCTGGCTCTATGCACAGGCACGACCGCTGCGGTTTCCCTTGGGGTCTTGGATGGCTTTATCTGCTACGACATCCTTTGGGAGGACGACGCTCCTGAAGATGCGACCAAGTACGAAACTTGGCCCGAACCCTGCGGTGTTCACTCCTTCCTTGGCTGGGACGAGCAGTACGCAGCCGACTACAACGAACACAAATCGCTATGAAACTCTTTCGCAAACGCAACCCCGAAACACCCGAAACCCCAAAACTACCCCTAATGAAATCAGCCGTCATCGCACTACTTCGCCACCTGTTAACCTTCATCGGTGGAACCCTCGTCGCCAAGGGCCTCTTGGATACCGAAACCTTGCAAGAGATTATTGGTGCATTAATCACCTTGCTTTCAGTTGGTTGGATGACAATCGATAAAGTAAAGGTCAAGAAGTGAACCTAATCGAAACCACCATCGTCGGGAGCGTTGCAGCAATCGTCGGTGGAGCGGTCGCTTGGTTCACCAAGGGCCGTGTAGAATCGGACTCCCTGCAAGTTCGTCAAGCCCAAGCGGTCCTCGCTATGTGGCAGGCTACCAGCGAGTCCCAAAACAAAGAATTAACACAACTTCGTAATGAGGTCGTAAGTTTGCGTCAGCGGTTAGAGGAAATGGAACAACTGGTTCATGAACTCCAAGCCGAGAATGCCAAACTCAAAAACCTCGTATGATCCTACCAGCCACCAAGCACACCCGAAATATCCACGAAGTCACCTGCCAATCGGGGCAGGAGTTCTTGCTTGCCAGCGACCTGCATTGGGACAACCCCCATTGCGATAGAGGCTTGCTGAAAAATCACTTGGACGAAGCCGTCAAGCGGAATGCTGCCATTATACTCAATGGCGACACTTACTGCTGCATGGGTGGGAAATATGACCGTCGTGCTGACAAGTCCCTGATTCGTCCCGAACACAACACCGACCGATATTTTGACGCTATCGTGGACACCTCGGTGGAATGGTTTGCCCCCTACGCCAAAAACATTTTGCTGATAGGATATGGAAACCATGAAACCGCTATTATCAAGCACGGAGAAACGGACCTCCTGCAACGCTTCGCAAGCACCCTCAACTACGCCACAGGGTCAGCGGTTCAAGTTGGCGGATATGGTGGAACCATTGACATCCGAGTGCTGCACGATACAATCCGTGGCGTAAACTTCGTAGTGCATTATTTTCATGGGCATAGTGGGGGAGGCGCGGTTTCGCGCGGAGTAATTCACGATCAGAGGCTCCTTGCCGGGACCGAAGGCTACGACTTGACTTGGATGGGCCACGTCCACGAATTATACTACCACCAAAACATAGTTCACCGCTATGACCGCTCAACCAAAACCCTCATTCAAAAACCTATTCACCAACTTCGTACGGCTACTTACAAGGAGGAATGGGACGGAGGCTACATGGGCTTTCATACTGAGCGAGGAAGAGGCCCGAAGCCTTTGGGAGGCTATTGGCTGAAACTGGAAACCTCACGGAATACCAGCAAAGACAACAAGGGTCCCGAACTTCAAGTTCACGCCACCTTCACTCCTGCGGATAGGTTGTACTAACCGGCAGCGGTCAGGTATAGGTAACCGTACTCTTTCTCGGCATTAAACTGGGGGCAGGCTTTCGTAACGCCCGGAAAGTCCCTGTGTCCGCATATCCTTGCGGTAGGGTACTTCTTAAGCCAATCAAGCAGCACCACGGCAATCGCTTGACGCTGGCCGATAGAACGGTCATCTTTATCCTTGCCTCCGATATAACTGACGTGGAGGCTCGTAGCGTTATGCCCCTGCACTCCGTTGGTAATAGCCGAATCAGGAGCCAAGACCGTTACGTTCCCTGTTGAGTCTATAATCTTGTGATAGCCGACCGACTTCCATCCAAGGGCTTCCTTCCAATGCTTGCGGATGGAGGCAATGGTCGTGTTCTTCGGGGTGGCCGTGCAATGGACGACGAGGTGGGTAATGGTTCTCATTCTTCGGGGTTTAGTTTGTGGAAGTAGTTGACCGCAACAGGGTCGGCAACATCGGGACCGCTGGATAGGTGGACCTCCTTGGTCCCGGCCCATTGAGCCATGGCCGGGTCATAGCCAAGTAATTCGCAGGCTTTCCGATATTCCAGCAGCAGGGCGTGGTTGCCTTCCAGATCAGCGTTGTCAATGGCGATCATCAGCCGTTCCAAGGCGTTGGTCAGGGCCTTGGCAGGTCGGAGGGAGTGGTATTCGGGCATGGGTTAGGTTTGTACAAATGTATGGAAATAGCCCCAAATCGCAATAAAACGGGGGATGAATAATTTTTTTGCTACGAGGTGGCACAAAATAGGTTGGACTGCATTATCTTTGCTTTACAAACCAACCACTAAACCTCAAAACCATGACAACTCAAACCGAAATCCTCAAAGCACTTGGCGGAAACAAATTCTTAGCAATGACAGGAGCGACCTGCTTTGCTGACCAAGACACCCTAATCGTAAAGTTCAAAGGATGCCCAAAAGCCAACATCATGTATGTAACCTTGACTTCTTCCGATTTATATGACGTCAAAATCTGCAAATACAAAAACCTTGAAGTTAAGCCCGTTTTTGAAGTCAAAGGAATGTACTTCGATTCTTTGCCTTCAACCTTTACCAAAGTTACGGGCCTCTATACCAGCCTCTAACCAACCGAGGGGTGCGACTCGCCAACGCACATTCTTTAACCTCAAACCTCAAAACCATGAACCACGAAACCAAAGCCACACTCAAAGCAGCCCTCGCAACGGGCTACATCCTGCTGACCGCCTGCCTCGGCATCGCCTTCTTCGGAAGGTTCATCTTCGCACTCCTAACCAACTAAACCTCAAAACCATGAAAAACCTCACCCCGGAGCAACTCGCCAAGATTGCCGAGCCTCTACCACCCGAAGCAATTGCACCACATCCAACCAAAGACAACCTCTCAACAATCAAGGGAATCTTCGTAACCGAGCGACTAAACCAAGTCTTTGGTGTTGGTGCATGGTCCGTTAAGACCGACCTGTTAAGTCCGATTACATCCGCCACAAGGACGACTAAATTCGGCAAAGAAAGGACCGAATACACGGCAGTCTTAAAGACCGTCTTCACAATCCCTGCCCACGACATCTACTACGAGTGCATCGCTTCGTCTATGAACGACGACCCGGGCGACGCAGCCAAAGGAGCGACCACTGATGCCATCACGAAAATCGCCTCTTGGATTGGGATTGGGATTGATGTCTATAAAGGCAAGCACAAAACAGCCCCCACCAATCCGGCTAACGCCAATTTGCTGGACCTCAACGACAAACTCGGACTGGTCCCTTCCTACGACGAATTGACCACTGCAACGCTCAAGGCTGACTTCCTCGCATTGCTTGACAAACTCCCAGCGGAGCAGCAGGCCAAGTATATGAAGGACATCGACCACATGACCCCTGCACGCTTTGAGAAAGGCATCCAATTCATCCAAAACCAACTTGCAAGACCATGAACCTACTTGAACAAATGAACGCAGACGAGTTTAAGAAACTCCTTGAGTACAAAGAGGAATTTCCCATACTTGGGGCAGAACTTGTTAAAGTATTGACTGAAACCGACTACGTCAGTCAATTAAAAGTTAGCGATGCAGTTGACCTTTGCTTTGTATTGAATTGCGCTGACCTTAGTGCTTTTCACTTTCTTTTCGAATCTTTCAAATCCAAACCATGACCTACCCGACTCTAATTACCATCCCCAAGAGCGACATCTGCAAGGCAGAAATCGCCCAAATCGCCCAGCAACTGACCGACCGAATCAATGATGGAGAGGTCAACCCGGTGGAGGCCCACATCAAACTAAAGGCCATCGTCAAGGCTTTGGAAGCCACCATCAAGGCCACCGAGCAGACCGTAGCCGACGAAGCCTCCAAGCACGGCAAGACCTTCTCCGCCTTCGGTGCAGAGATTACCCTCAAGGAAGGGAGCCTCACGCCTAACTACGAGGAAGACGAAGTGTATGCCGACCTCAAAGCACAAATGAAAGCGAGGGAGGAACTGCTCAAGATAGCCTTTCGCCAAGCCGGGAAGACCGCTATCTTTGACGAATCCACGGGCGAGCAGGTTCCAGTATGTTCAGCCAAGGCCACCAAAGCGTCCATAGCCGTTAGTTTCAAATGAGAAGAGCCTCCGATGCCGTAAGGGTTTACAGGTTGCTATGCGACCGCCCATACCGAGCCAAGCAGATCGCTGAACTGCTGGGCAACAAAGAACGCTACACCTACCGGGTGCTGCACGACCTCCTAAATTCCGGCTATGTCGGAGTAACCAAATCGTACTATCACAAACTCGAAACCCCAACCCCAACCA